CTTGCTCGCCTGCTATTTCTTTATCATTTTTCGCAATATCATCTTCTGTTTGTCTCAGAATATTTTTACGTACCCACTTAATACTATAATATTTTCCAATATATTGTTCAATAGAATTTAACATATTAATTCTTTGAGCAAGTATTTCATTTTCTTTTAATTCAGTAAAAAAATTATCTCTTAAAAAATCAAAACGAATATCTTGACTAAATTGGCTCCACTCTTGATCTTTTATAATTCCTTTTAAAATTAATTGTACTCTTAAAATATTATAAAAGATAGTGCTAAATTTACGTCTTAATCTATCAATAAATTTTTGGAAGTTTAATTCATCACGACTTATTTCACTTGCTCTTCCTAAATTAAATCCAGTTTCACTTAACAATCTTGTTACAGGAACATTTAAAGATTGATATAATTTCTTTTGAAAATATTGTACATCAGCTATCTCACCTAAATTTTGTCCACCTTGAAGTGTAGTAATTTCAGTTCCTCTACCACCTTCTCTCCTTGGCATCCAAAAATCTTCAAGCATTGACATGTGTTTACGATCATCTCGTACTTCACCTGTTGATGCATCATATACAATTTTATTTCTAAACTTATTCATGATGTCGTTTACATACTGTTCTGCTTTTATCTTAGGCAGATTACCAACATCAATATAAAATATTCTACGTTCAGGAGCTCTTGATATACGATAAATTACTATACTATCTTCTACCATTTTTAACTGATTTACTGGTTTTATCGCTTTATGTAAATGCGATAATATCATACCAGAATTTAAATCAGTTAATCCTGATGGCGTAAATACAACTGAATCTAAAGATAGTTTAATACCTGTCGCTAAACTATCAGTAATTCCTTTATCATTATAAATGTAGTATTCTTCTATATCTTTTACTACGTCAACACCCTTGTCATTTTTTTCTTTTTTATAATTTTTAATCTTACGTATCTTACGTGGATCTATAAATCTTAACTCATTAATTCCACTTTTAGTATTTTTTGGATCTATAATTATATGGTAATATAGTCTTCCATCAACATACCATGTACGAAATATATCGTGACCACGTGTATCAAAATCTAATAATTTATAAACTTTTTCAAACTCTTTACGAATATCAGCTTTAATTTTATCTGATGCTTTTAAATCATCTAAAACTACATCAACTGACATACGTTGATTATCTAGTATAATCGATTCATTTACAATATCTTCAATCGCATTATCAGCATCTGGATAATAAGAAACTTCACGATATCTTTTAATTAAATCGTTTTCACCCTTAATACTTGCATCTAAATCAAGTGTTAATCCATAATAGGCTGCTGCGTCTGATACAACTGTTGATCCATCTATATTTGATGGAGTCACTACCGAAGTAATATCTTTTTTCGGTGTTTTCCTTTTAATCTCAAATCCAAATAATTCTGCCATAATCTATTTCCGAGTTCTTTTTTGAAACTCTGTTATATTATATTCTAATTGGGAATGAACCCACTGGTGTATCAATAGAAATATTAACTCCTACACCATCACGACTAGCTGTATCACTGTCAAAGTAATTATATTGAAATTCAACATCAAACGTTTCCATCGCATTTGTTGTATCATAGTCTAATTGAACTACTCCAATTGAAATTGGATAAGCATCAACAAAACGATATGATTTAATAATCGCACCTGAACGATCTAATTGTCTTACAACTAAATCTGTTTGGTAATCTCTTGGATTTACACGACCATTTGTTGTTTGATAATTTTGAATACCATTTGACCAACGTTCCATCGCATTTCTTATATTGAAATTTGTATCATTATAAATTGAAACGACCCATGGAGCAAACGTTCTTTCTCCTGCAAAATTAACAGCACGACCACGATAATTAACTGGAATGTTCTCTATTGTGCTCGCTGGTAATTGTGCTGCTTTACATAAAAATTGTGCTTGTGATGAAGCTAAAATCCCTGCAACAACGTAGCTAGGGAAAATTAATTCAACACGAAATTGATTGGGGCGAGCTCCGCCACCAGACATTTGTGCTTTAAATTCTGCTATATCAGCCATTTAAGTTTCTCCTTTAAGTTTTAGCCACCTATTTCACTAAAGTTAACACTTGATCTAGCTGCTACAAATGTTAAGTTAATGAAGTTGATTGAGCGATTAGGTTTAATGAATATGCTTGCTACAAATTCATTTTTATCTATTACATCTGCTGTATTATTTGTTTCATCACACACAACTCTAAAATCAGTTATACCACGACGACCTTGTACGTCTCTTAAGAATGGTTCTATTTGATTTTTAAATTGAGCACGAGTAAACGCATCATTAAATTCAAATAATTGAGCCTTAGCAGCAATTGAAATTGATTTTTCTAATACAATGAATAGTCTTCGTACATTAATTCTATCGAAAGCACTTGGTGCTGCCAATAAAGTTTTATCACCAAATAACTGTGTTCCTTCACCAGGGAAAGTCACAATAGGATTTATGCCTTTTTGATAAAGCGAATCTCTTTGTGCTCTATTTGGATTAAATGCTAGTTTAACAACATTTTTGATTTGACCACGATTCGATCCAGCTGGTGAATACCATGGATCTTGAGCATAGTCTGTTCTTGCAGCAAGACCTGCTGTATCTCCATTTAATGGAACATAACGATACTTGTCATTATAACGATCATATTGAAATTTATAACCAGAATCTAATATACCATAAGAAGAACTCGGAAGAGCATTTCTATATGCTATGATATCTGCTACTGGAGTTGCTGAAGCATCAGAAATATAAGAACCATTAGCTGCTTCTGGAGAGATGAAAGCCACTGCGTCTTTTCTTGCTTCTACAATATTATTAATTACATAAATTGCTGTCGCTGTTGTCGCTTTTCCTAAAAGAACTAACGATATGTCAAGCTGATCGTTTGCGAACAATGCATAACCTGTTTGAATGTTTCCTGCTGACACAGCATAATCGTCGACACCACCAGTTAGAGAGGCATTTAATACTGAAGTGATATCTTTATATGGTTGCCCTGCTGGAACAGTACCCCAGTTTACAGCATTCGCATTCGCAGTGTTATTTACCTCTGCGGATACATTAGGATGATCCATCCACCAAATATATCTTGAATTTGAATTTATTACTTCTTTATAAAAATTACTTGAACCATCTGACTTTTTCGCACCATATGCTTTTGAAATAAATTCAAATTTTTCTAAAATTGTACCAGCTGAACCAGTAAATTGTCCATCTTCGTCAATAACGACAACATGTAATTCGTCATTTGATACGTTATTTGAAGTTGCCCACGCTGATGTATCTGGTGATCTATCAAATAATGACTCATATGTCCAACCTGTATAAGTTGATTTGTCAGCCATTGATACTTTTAATGAATTACCAAGTGAACCAGCCCATTTAGCTGCAAATTCACCTACGTTTGCTTGACCACCTTCGAAGGAATTTAAATATTGTTCTGCATTTTTAATTTTAACTGCTACACCAGAAACTACAGCGTTTCTGTCTGAAGATCCGTTTCCTCTTACTACAAATAAATTATTCGAGTATGATAAAAAGTTAGCTGCAGTAAAAAACGATTCAAAGTTTGAATCATTTGGTTTACCGAATCTTTCTACTAATTCGTTTTCGGATGTAATTTGTACAGGATCTTCGATTGGTCCCCACTCAAACTTACCTACAAATGCACCTGCACTTGTGGCAACATTAGGAACTATACTCGTAAAGTCCTTTTCTGTTACAACTACTCCTGGACTTAATTGGAATGCCATTGCTCTCTCCTCTTTAATTATTGACACGTTTCTTGACAAACGTGCTTATCTACTTTATTTAGTTTTTTTAAAAATTTGAAGGGTTTTCTCGATCATTTCCATCATTAACAAAACCAAATGGAGTCAACTCTTCTTCAATCTCTTGTATTTGTTTTTTATATAACTCTTTCCTTATGTTTATATCCGTTATTTCTCTAAAATATACGTCAGATGTAAGCCAAGCAAAAAGCACACACGTCATCACTAAATCATCAGTATAGCCATCGTCAGCTGAATAATAACCATTTTTGCTGATAAATGTAGTTAATTCGCTAATAATAGTTGAATCAAATATTAATAAACTATTATTTTCAATTAAACTTTTTAATATACCACAACCTTTTCTTTTTACAGAAACATCAGTTGTGACACCTAGTGAATTTGATTTATCACCAAACCCACCAGTAATTCTTTGTCCTTCGTTCTTAATCCTAGCAACATATATAAGATTTTCATATTCTAGTTCATTATGTAAAATATATGGTATAGTTTCACCATTATTAATTTCAATTAATACAAAAGCATTATTATAATCTCTTCCAATTTTATCTATAATACTTGGAACAAGTAACATGCTAATCGTATTCGAACGATATTTCCCTACAACTTTATAAGGCATTTCTGTTATATCAAAAATGCTCATAGCTGTATAATCTCTTCCTGTACCTTTACTTGGATCAACCACAATTACATACTTATGATTTGGTTCAGGTTTTTCTAATATATCTAAACCATCTTTAGAATATATAAATGGTTTAGGAGATAAATTTCTTAAACTTTCACCATTAATCAATGTAAGTGAACTTCCTAAAAATTCACAAAGTATTTCTTGATTAAATTTTACATCACCAAGTAATCTTCTTTGTGATTCAGCCCAAAATTTATCACGTCCTGGAATTCTATCGTAAGGAATAAAAAGATGTTTAAAACCATTTTTATTATTTACAGCATCATTCCAAAATTTCCAAAAGTGATTATATCCTAATGGAGTAGAACTTAATAATATTTTTGTAGTTTCTCCTGCCATAATAGTAGGATAAACTGAAGTAAAAAATTCATCTGCAATTTGATTTGGTATGATTGCAGTTTCATCAATATATAACCAATTAACTGATTTACCACGTATCGCACTTGGAGTTGTAGCTGAAGTAAATACTTTACTTCCATTTTCTAATTCTATATCACCTTTATTCCATGTTACAACACCTTGTTGCAACCATAAAGGTAAATTTTCAAACATTAATTGATAACGATCTAAAACTTCTCTGGCTGTACTTCCTTTATTTGCTAGTATGCCAACAGTAACATTATCAGTAAACAATGTATAATGTAAAATACATGCAGCTGATGTAATAGTTTTTCCTTGCTGTCTTCCTTCCATTAAAATCACTTTACGATTATTCATGATTATCTTTACTTTTTCTTTTTGACAATCATATAAAGCGAAAGGAATTAATCCTAAGTCTAATGAAACTATTTTACAATAGTTTTCTATAAAGTAAATCGGATCTTCTTTACATTTAAGAAATTCTTGTATTTCTTGTTTTGTAAATTTTACTTTTACACCAACAGCTTTAAGTGCTGTATTTGCATTATAAAAATTTGTAGGCATAAGCCTGAACTACCTTTATTATATAACTACTATATTTCCTAACATCGTTCCAGGATTTGCTTGGCTACGATATTTAAATGAATTTCCTGTAGCAGCACTCATAGGTATTGTAAATGTAATAGTTTGGTTCTGGTCTGCTATGTTTGCTATTGCATTTGTTGATGAAATAAAATCTGCTGCAGGAGCAACATCGTTAGAATCAAGTACTTCTAAAATTTGTCCTGAACGTGTATTTGTAAGTCTTATTGTTTCACCTCTTTGAGCAATAATGTTTGGATCATTTTGTCCTGCTGAAAGAAGTCCAGGACCAGTAACTGAATAATCGCTTACTCCAGCTCCACCAAAAGTATATGTTCTATTTGTAAAAATAGAACCAGTCAGACCATTAACTGATGTAATTGCTGCAGTTAATTCAATAGAAGAAGCTGTTGGACTGGTAATTGTTATTCCTGTTCCAGCTATAATAGCAATATCAGATAATGACGCATTTGATCCTGTTAGACGAATTGTTCTTTGACCTGCTTGAATAGCTTCAGCACTTAAAGAAAAAGTGACTGGAGATGGATTATTATTTGTAACAGTGATTGTATTTTCATCTGTACGAACAATTGTAAGTCCAGCATTTGCTGATAAAACTGATATATCATCAGTTGTAGAATCTGACCCTGTTAATCTTACTTTTGCTCCACTCGCTACTGTTTCAGCACTAATAGAGTAAGTAGTGTTTGTATCTATATCGTTATTAGGAACGTAATTTGTTCCATTAAATTTAAGTGTCGCACCATTAGTTATAGCTCCTGAAGGGATTGCGATACGCACAGTGTTTCCACCTAATGCGTTATATAATTCGTCAAAGTTAGAATTAATTTTTACACCACCATCACGTAAGGTATTACCTGTACCGTCGTTTGGTGATGATCCAACTCCAATTAACTGTTTTGCCATATTTGTTTCCTAGTATGTTATATCATATTGAGAAGTTTTAAATATATCTTCCCATATTTCACTTGTAATTCCACCTGTATTTAGGTTAGCAATTATCGTATTTTGTCTATCTGGATTGCCTATATCGACAATCGTTTTAGTTATAATTTTACCATCTGGGTTTGCGTATCCAAAAAGATTAAGTTTTAATTGAAAACCTAACGTCCATGTAACAAACCTACGTGTTTCAAAAGTACCATCGTACTCATCTTGCATTGTCACAGTATTTAAAATAATTGGAACATCAGTAACAATGTCCAGAGGTGTTTTCATTGATTGAATACTCATCGTAAACTCTGGTGTAAAATAAGGTAGAATTTGTTCTACTATTTGTAAACCATCCTCTGTATTATTAGATATACAATATAAACTTATATCTAAATTATATGGTACAGGAGCAAATACTCTATTTGCTGTATTTACTCCAGCTCCAACTGATTTATTCTTTTCAATAGATGCCATACGTGAAACTTTTCTTGTAGCATCTAAATTTAATCCAGTCATTTCAAAAGAAAGACGTGGAAGAGTAATCATTACTTGATTCGAAAGAGTAGGATCTTGTTCTACACGTTGAATCCATTTTTCTTTCGGAGCATAAGCAATTGGTATTAATAAAGTTTGTTCTATTGTTCCATTTGCTTTTTTTCTTTGAATTTTAAGATCTGAAAATATTTTAGCAAATCCTATAATACAATTTCTTATCGTTTCGTGATAATATGGTGGTTTATTTAACATGATTAAAATTCTCCAAATGGATTATTTTCAGACCATGCTACTTTATTATTATTTGGATCTCTTTCAACTTTTATAGAAACGTTATCAGCAAATCCACCTTGTTTATCAATATTCATATCTAATGTACAAATAGCAACAGCTTGTGTTCCTCCAGCTGGTGGAGCACTTATTGTAATTGTAGGTACACTCTTAAATCCATTACCCACATTTGTAATCGTAGCACCATTTATTTTACCATTTAATATAGTACAAGTAGCTGTAGCATTTGTAAGTGGATTACCACCAGTAAATGTTAATGTAGGTGCTGTAACATAACCTGCACCAAGATTTGTAAACGTAATACTGTTTACATACATTACTTCATTACGATTAGGATCAGTATTAAATGTTTTTAATGGTTCAAATATATCAATTTCTGGTACACCTGTATCAATTTTTTCAGAAGAATATTGAAATAATTCAACTTGTAATTTATAAACGTAAAGTTTTCCTAATTGATAAAAAGGATCTTTATCTTTTACATATCTTATTTCAAATAAACTTTTAGTTAAAGGAAAATAAATTAAATCTCCTTCAACTGGACGATTTGTTATTATAGTATTACCATATTGACCTACTAATTGATTCCATCTTCTTCTTGCTACAACTAATGTAGCTGAGGATTCAATCATTAAACCAAATTTACTTACAAAAGCACCTGCTCCATCATAATCTTTTACATTTTCAAAATACATTTCAATAGGATAAGCATGATTAAATGTACTTAATGTATCTTCACCTAAAATTTGATCTTTATTTACAAATTTTCTTGGTATATAATATACAGTCTGAGCATAAATACCTAAAGATTCTATAATTAAATCTTCTATTAGGTTTTGCTCATTCGCAGTTCCTTGTGTAAAATAAACATTTCTGCTTCCAGTGCTCATATGTTTATCCCATCGAAAATTCTAATGGTGCATTCTTTCCAATTAATGTATCTTCTAATTCTTTTTTCTCTATTGTAGCTTCAGAATATAATTTATCACCATCAAGTGTAACACCCCCAGGAAGTTCTAATCCTGAAAACTTTTTTAAATTCGTTCCCCACTGTTGTTTAAAAAGAACAGTGGTATAAGATTTTAACCATGGTTCATTATATATTTTAGTAAATGAAGCTGGGTCTATTGCTTTATATCCATCATATATAATATAATCACCAGTTTTTACAGCAGATCCCCACTTAATATCTATATTTAATCTATTTGTTAAACGATTAAAACGAAATAAAGGTTGACCATTTAATATTGTATCAAGTAATTGTAAATGATTCATTACTGTTGTAAAATAAACAACTGAAGTAGATGTTAAATCATACAAATCATTTAATCTTAATTGATATTGTAAATCAAATAAATTTTTACTTGTAGAAGATCCTGCGTATATAGGAAACACTCTGTTTACACCATAAACTATATCAGCAACAGGAATATATTTATTTTGAACATCCTGATTTGTGACTAAATGTGAAACATAACAACGTTCAGAACCATCCCAATGATTAATATTAAAATAATCTATTGCTTCATCAATACGATCTTCTAATTGACTATCGTCAACATTAATTTCTACAACTGGAGCACCAAGTTTTCTTAACGAATAATCTTTAAGCCCTTCACGAGTGGATACTGGCATAGCTTAACCCCCAAGTGCTATCGAATATGCTAGAGCATTTGCGTTAGTTGCTGCGACTCCATTAGTTTTAGTAGCTACTGAAACATCATTTGCGATAGGAAAATTTTGCGCAGAATTTGAATTAAACTGCAAGTATCCATCAGCATGCATTTTAATTTTGGTATTACCCATAACAATTGAACTTCCAGATATATAAAGATCTCTCCATCTAAGAGCTGAAGTTCCTAAATCTAAACTATTATCAGATGATGGTGTAAAGTGAGATCCAGCTACAATAGTTCCTGAACCTTTTGGTGTAATACTAATTCCAATATTTGTATCATTTCCTGTAGAAGAAATTATTGGTCTATTTCCTGTTGAAGCATTTGTAATAGTTAATTCGTTTACTGCTGAAGCTGTTGTAGTAAATTTAAGTTGTTCATTACCATTCGCATCTGCTATAAATCCACCATTTGCTATTTTAGCTTCAGTAAGTGTTTTATTTGTAAGTGTATCGGTTGTTGCTCTACCTACTAATGTATCATTAGAAGTTGGTAAAGTTAATGTTCCTGTATTACTAATAGTAGATATAATAGGTGATGTTAAAGTTTTATTTGTAAGTGTTTCTGCTCCAGTAAGTGATACAAAGTCATCACCTGATAAAGCTGTATTAAATTCTGCTAATGTACCACTAATTGTATTTGTTGTTAAAGAAATAGATTTATTTGTTAATGTGTCTGTTGTAGCACGACCAACCAACGTATCGTTAGATGTTGGTAATGTTAATGTACCAGTATTTACGATTGATGAAATTACTGGAGTTGTAAGTGTTGGTGATGTTCCAAAAACTAAAGAACCTGTTCCAGTTTCATCAGAAATTGCTGTCGCTAATTCAGCAGATGTAGCTGTTAATGTGTTAGTTGTTAAACTAATAGATTTATTTGTAAGTGTATCGGTTGTTGCTTTTCCAACTAATGTATCATTTGCTGATGGTAATGTTAATGTACCACTTGCAGTCGAAGCAACGTTAATTGTTGTTTTACCAGAAGATGAACCACTTAATGCTAACGTTTTTCCAGCAGCAGTTTCAATATTTTCACTTGATGTAAATGCGTTAGTAGATAATATCCAATTAAGTGTTTTATCAGTAGTTCCTTTAATTGTTATACCACCACCATCAGCTAATGCATCTGTTGGTGAAGCAGATGACGCTAATTCTATATTCTTATCATCTACTGTAAGTGTAGTTGAATTTATAGTAGTTGTTGTACCATTAACTTGTAAATTACCATCAACTAGTACATCACCAGTTGTTGCGTTTACTGTAAATTTATTTGTATTAACTGCTAAATTTCCTGTGACAGCAAGAGTGCTTCCTAATGTAGCAGCACCTGTGGTTGTAAGTAATACTGTTCTTACATCAGCCCATTTTTTTGAAGAATTTCCTAATGTGAATGTGTTATCAGTATTTGGAAGAATATTTGAATTTACATCAGCACCAAATACTACGTTATCTGTATCAGCATCACCTACTGTAATTGTGCCACCATTAAATGTACTCGTACCAGTGACAGTCAAATTACCACCTACATCTACGTTTCCACTTGTATTTAAAGAGGTAATCGTTGGAGTTGCTGAAGAAAATACGTTTGACATATCAGCACGAAGTAATTCAAGACCACCTGCTGTTGATCCATCATGTACAACTGCTGTTTTCTTTGTAGTGTTAACTGTAACTTCACCAATCGCACCTGTAAATGAGTTATGTTGGGCTGTAGTTCCTCTTCTTAATTGTAATTGTGTTGGCATTTAATATAATCCTTCGTTACTGTTAAATTAATCCTTCGTTGTCAACAATTCTTAATCCATCTGTTGCTAAATTATCATAAGTAAATAAAACTGTTTGACCAAAAGCATCAGTTGTAGGATCTGTTATGTTACCATAATCAGCTAATGGAAATACACCAAATTTAATTGCAAAAGCTAATTGATTTAATAATTCGTCATCCTGCCCTAATTGTCCACCATCGGCAGCTGCACTAAAGTACGCTATTTGGTTATTTGCATTTTTATAATACAGTTTACCATCAGCATAATTTAGTGCAACTTCTTTGAAACTTAAATCAGCAGGCTGTGGCGCAAGGTTCGGTACTGCTGAACCTTTTAATTTAATTATTGTCGCCATCAGTTTTTCCTATTTTTTTCTTTTTAATTTAGTCTTCGTCAGACTCGTCTTCGTCTTCATCTTGTATTTCAAGCAGTTGCTTGATATTTTCAATATCAGATTCTAATTTTTCAATTTTTTCTTGTAATTGTTCTATAACGTTTTTGTTATCTTCACTCATTGTACGCTCCTTTTTAGTTTTTGTTTTTTTGTAAATAAATAGTTCTTTAATCTTCGTCACTATCTGAGTCAGAATCATCTTCATCTAAGTCATCCTCTTCTTCAGAATCATCATCATCTTCTTCACACTCATGGTTTTCGAGCTCTTCAACTTTCTCACGAAGAGTCATAAGATCATCATCAATTCTATCTAATATATCAGATATGCTTTCTGATTTCTTTTTTTTAGCCATACTAGTCGCTCTCTTGTTAAGTGTTTATATAATAAAAAATAATTTAAAAATTAATAAGAACCTCCGTCCACATCACCGTAAACCAAAGTCGTTCCATTAGATTGTAATACTTTACCGTTTACACCTAATGATAATTTGCTTAAAGTATTTGCAGCAGCACCAACTAAAATATCACCAACTGAATAAGAAGATTGTCCAGTACCACCAAAAGTTGCACCGATAACAGAACCATTCCATGTACCAACCGCAATAGTACCTAATGTAGTAATTGAATTTTGTCCAACATAAGTAGCAGAAATATCAATCGAATCGTTATTAACTGTAATACGGTCTGCTGTACCAACTACGTTTAAAACACCATCTAAAAATGTTAAACCATTTCCAGCTGTTGATGATTTTAAACCTATTTCGTCTGAAACAATTTCAAGACCACCATTTGCTTGTACTAAGATATCAATTACATTTCCTGTAAATGCTAATCCTAAACCAGCGACAAAAGTTCCTGCTCCTGAAAATTGTTCAAATACAATATTAGTTACACCAATAGTTACAGATGCGACTGTATTTACATGACCAGTTTTTCCAAATATTGCACCATTTGAAACAAATAAAAAGTCACCTGATTGAATTTCTGCAGATGTATCAAAATCAGTAGCACGTGTAAATACTGTTGAAGATGTACGAATATAGATACCATTGTGAGCAGCATTTGCTTGATTTTTAATTAATACACGATCACCATTAACTAATGAATATCCATCCATTGTGTTCATTGGTGTATCTGTAGTTAATGTAGCACCTACTCCATTCGAACCATTATTATAAACCACTGATCCAACAATCGGAGCTGTAGTTGCAGCTTTTACTGAAGCATGAACATGTAATCCTTCAGCAACAGCATCTACGTATGCTTTATTTGCAGCATCGTTTGCATCAACTGGAGTTGCAACATCTTTAAGTAAAGCATTACTTACAGAAACGTGTCCTGATCCATTTGGATCAAGTGTAATTCCACCATTATTATCAGTAGAAGATATTGTATTTCCATTAATTTGAATATTATCTACATCTAATTGTAATAATCCAGCTAACGTACTTGTAGTTGAACCGTTTGTTAATGTTGAAGATCCTAATGTAATATTTTTAGTTTCAACATTACCAGAAGTGACTGTAAAATTCGCATTAGCGAAAGAAGCAATACCTTTATTTGCAGTAGAAGCATCCTCTCCTGAGATTGTTAATGTATTGTTTGTGACAACAGTATCAATTCCTTCTCCACCAGAAAATGTTAATGTATCTGTTAAGTGAGCAATACCATCTGTTCCTGTATCACCTGCAATATTTAATGTAGTTGAAATTGAAGCTGTTCCAGATGCAGTTAGTTGACCTTGCGCATTTACTGTAAATGTAGGAATAGCTGATGTACTACCATAAGAACCAGCAGTGACTCCTGTATTTGTAATAGAAATCGTAGAAGTATTATTAGCATCATTATTTACAACTGTAATGCCAGTTCCTGCTGTAACCGCACCACCTATTGTATCAAAAATAAATTCAGAAAGAGTATCAGTTGTACCATTAATATATGGATTGTTTAAAACTGTTTTACCAGTACCATCTGGTGTTAAAACTATATTACCATTAGCACCCTGATTAATTAAAATATTTGAAGAACCTGATGCATCATTTGTTTTTAATGTTAAATTACCAGTTCCATTTGTAGTAATAATTGCATTTATGTTTTGATCTCCAACTCTTACTGTATCTGCATCAAGTTGAACATCACCACTTCCATTAGGAGAAAGTACAATATTTCCATTAGGATTTGTAGATGATAATGTGTTATCAAATAATTTTAAATTATCAATATTAATTTCACCACCAACATTTAAATTTTCAGCAATACCAACACCACCATCAACAACTAATGCACCAGTAGCAATACTAGTTGAAGTTGTAGTTGCGTTAATATTTGTTGTTAAAATTGTAGATGCTATATTAAAACTATTCGTGCTAATAGACATAGCTTCAACATTATCTGTAACAAAAGAAAGTGTATCATTTGAAGCTCCTGGTGCACTTTCAGCTGTAATAAATGTTAAACCATCAACTGATCTAACTCCACCTAATGAACCCCAAGATGAACCTGAGTATCCTTCGAAAGAAGCCGTATCTGTATTAAAACGTATAGTACCTTGTACGTTTGGTAAACGTTGTGCTGTAGTACCAACTGGAATTGTAACTCCATTTGTACCAATAATCTCTACATTACCATTTCCGATTGGATCTAATACAATATTTCCATTGGCATCAGTAGAAGATATTGTATTTCCATTTATATCTAAATTATCTACTTTTAAATTATCAATTTTGCTGTTTGCATCTGTTATGATTGCTGAAGATCCAGTTAATGAACCACGAGTGTGATCTAATAAATCTGTAAAATATTTTCCACCTATAACTAGGTGATTTGCAGCATTTCCAGATGTCTCTGTTCCAAGACCTAGATAAAGACGATCACCGCCATTTGAATCATTATTTGGTAGTCCTGAATATGCGAGTTCTCCAGCTGCAAGCACTGCTGGATTACCTGCTGTAGTCGAACGTTTAATTCTTATAATTGATGCCATTTTTTTCTCCTATTACTCTGTTAAAATTCTCCACTGTCTACAATTTGTAAATCTAGTGTTTTTGTTGATGTCCATTTTGAAGTATTTGTTTTATAAACTAACACTGATCCATTATTTAATCCTTCTGCAACTATATCAACTTGTATGTTTTCAGAAATTGGTACTGAAGCACCACTTGTTCCTTGAATTCCTACTGTTGTAATAGTTGAACTTGAACCAGCTCCAGCTGTTGTAGTTGAAGTTGTTAAAGTAGTATTACTCGGATTAATCGTACTACCCTGTGAATCTACCTTTACTGTAAGTGTTGACATTTATTTTGTAACTTCTGGTGTTATTGTTATAATTCCTTCAACTAATCTACTTCTAGCATTAAAGGAATCGATTAATTCAACATCATATACATATCTTCCAGCTTTCATTGCTGTTGAAGTAGCATGACCCAAAGCTAATTTAACTTTACCACTTGTTGATGGTGCTGGAAATGTACAAGTTATTGATGTAAATATATTCGAATTATAACTTTTTCTTATTTGTCCAGAAACTGTACAATTAGTAAAATCTTTTACTGTACCATCAGAATTATTAAATGTTAAAATAGCAGACCAATCTGATCCTTGGTCAATATAAAAATCTGTAATTTGTGCCATTTTTCATACCTATTTATTAAAATTAAAAACTAAAAAGCATCAATTTTATATTCAAACCAACCAAAATTAGTACCACCAATAACTCCTACATACATAAACCAACGTATTTTTCTATCATTTGACGTAAACACTGATGATCCAGTCATAGTAATAGTTGCAGTAGCACTATTTTGTACTGTTACAGTACCTTGTCCTGTTGAAAGATTATTACCATTTGTATTAATAGTGACTGTAATCGCACCAACAGTTGATCCTGCTGGTCTATTTAACCAAAACATATCTCCGATTGAAGGACTCGATGGAAGTGTTATAGTATAACTAGTATCATTCCCTAAGATAAAAAGTTTACCAACACCATAAGTAAGTGCTGTACTTCCGACTGCTGGAACAACTACATCACTAGGAAATTTCCCTCTTAAAGAAGATGAAAGTTTATCAGCACTGATTGAATTATCAGCGAGTGTATTTTGAAGAAATTGTGTTGAAAGATAAATTGCAAATAAGCTTACATTTGATGTAAGGGCAGCACCTGTGATAGAAATAGCACTACCCCCATTTATAATTTGATAATCTGTGACTGGCTTTTGAACTGCACCATTCTTAATTAAAAGAATGCTTCCTGCTGAACCTATTGGAAAATCTAAAGCAAATGTTGTAGCTGCACCATTCGGAGCAAACACTTGTACTTCAGAATTACCATGTACTGGATCTCTACCTAAGTAAGCCATAGGATTATTTTTCTCCTTTTAAGCTTGAGATTCAGACCAAGATAATTTTCCATTCACCTCTAATGGTGAAGCTGTAGTAATCGTTGAAGTATCCGTAGGCTGAATCGCAATAGTTAATAAGTCAGGACCATTAGGATAAACTGAGTCACCCCCTAAAATAGAATTACCCATATCAATTAATCCACTAAGATTGAATATACTTGTACCAGTAGCAGCTTGAGATGAGAAAATAATAGTTCCATCTTTTATAATGTCACCTGTATCATGAAATATTACATTAGATAAAGATGGAGACTGAGCTTTTTCAAAAGTTAATTTAGATGGGTTTCCATTTAGAATAAAGAACACATTTAAATTTTTATTTGAAGTCACCGCACCTGAGTCTAATTTCATTTGCATACGATTAATAATTTCTCTTTCGCCAACTGCACCAGTTATACCAGAGTCAACAGCAGGTGCTAAACGAATCGAAATAAGAGGTATTGGTCGTGTTAAGTCAATCGCACCATTATTAAATGCGTTTTCACCAATAGTAAATTGTGTATTACTTGGTATTTCAGGGTTTGAAGGAACTGAAGTTGTTCCTGGGAAAGAAGCAAACACTCTTGATGCATTACCAGATTTCAGAACCTGCGCAATAAAAGAACCATCAGGAATATTTCCTGTAGCATCTTTAATTAACATACCAACTTTTGTTTTATCAGCATCAGCTTGAGTACATTGGAAAGAATACACAAACACACGACGTGCGTTCAATGTAATTTCAGTAAATTGACTAGCTGCTGTTGATGTTAAAGTTTGAGTTACAGTCGAACCAGCTAATACGAATGGTTTAGACTGTCCTGTAAATAAGTAAGCATCGTCATCATCAAACGTACCATCCATTATAACAGATGTACCAAAGTGGAATAATGTAGGAGCTGATGTAGGCGAATCACCATTTTCAATTTCATATCTTGCAGGTAAGTTTCCTGAACGTAAATATGATTCGTTTAATTTGTTATTGTGTACAAATTCATGGTGATAATGTATATGTCCTTTGGCATCTTTTGTACCAAATCTTATTTTACCAGCACCATACCAAGAATAGTCAGCATAACACATTTGAATTTTATGTATATCGAATACATATCCATTCGGACCTGTTCCATCGCATGGGTCAATATTCCAATTACTTTGAGCCACTCTTACATCTTCACGAATTGTACATTTAATTCCTGTAGCTGTAATTCCACGATAAGGTGGTTGAACTACCATACGAGAATCTGAATCGAGTGATATAACACGATATATTTGACCTCGAATTTGTACGTGATCACCAACAATTAATTGTGATTGAAATACAGTATCAACACCAGTTATCACCTGAGAATTTTTAGTTGCATTACATTGTCCAGATAATTGAAGTGTACTAGATCTTCTTACAACATATAATTCATCACCATCATATTCGAAGAAGAATCCATTCGCATCATCAAACATACCAGCACGAATAGCTGATTGAGACCAAGAATCTCTTGCATACTCTGGGAACCCTGCAGCACTTTGTTGTTGTGGAACACTAGCAATCGCATATCTAAATGTGTTTATATTTTCAACTGCAGCGACTGGGAACGATCCATTATATATGTTGTTTCCAACTGACACAGTTGCTTTATCAATAAGTATTACATTACCTACAACTAAATTGTGTGGTTCTTGACAAATTGCTCTTACAAAATTATTACCACCAATGCTAACATATTCAAGTTTTTTCAAAGTTTTAAATGGTGAAAAGTTAATTGCAAATGAGTTTTGAATACCTTTACCAGATTGATATCTAAAATATTTACGTGATTGACGAACAATCTTACTATTTGGAGATGTTCCTGCTGTTATATCAATACCTCCGTCAAATGATTTATGTAAAGAGAAACCATCTGGGCGTAAGTTTACAGAGCTGATTGTAGAATACGATGCAGAAGTAAACGTAGCTGGAATTGCTGCAGATGCTGGATCTGTAGTCATTTCTGTATCTGAAATAACACGATCAATTAGGAATTCTATTAATCTTGCCGAAGTGTAAACAAAAATTGAATCAAATCTTTTGAATTTACTTAAGAATTTAGTACCTGAACCAGTTATTGTTCTTGTATTAACTGTTCCACTTACTGCACCTGTTTGTTTTGTTGTTTTCAAAATGTTAGCAGTTTGAATTGATTGCGTTTGGGAAGCAGCAGTTGGTGTTAATTGCAATACTTGTCCAGCAATAGCTGAAACATAAGAGTTTGCTAAAGCAGCTGTAAATTCAGTTACAGGTATCGCAAAAAGAAAATTATTATTTACACCTGCGGTATTAACTATATCAGTATTACCAGCTCCTGGCACGTAAGAAACTACTTCTCCAGGATAGAAATTTGTAGGAGTATATGGGTTTGCTGTTCCTAAAATGATTGTATCAGGTGTAGAATCTACAGAACCACCAGATGCAGTAGCACGAGAATTAAAATTATAAGTTCTTGATGGAATCTTAAATGGAGCAACGACTGTAAACATTTCAGACGATGGTATTGTATTTAAAGTATAGATACCATCATATGCACCATCTTGGTTTAAAACAGTAAATGTTTGAACTCCACTACCAGATGAAGTTAAAAGTATTACACCTGTTACTGTTGTAACAATAAATCTTAATTCAAAAAAGTTTGTCATTCCTGGAACTGCTGAGTTTACACCAGCAGTTGGAGAACAAAGTACAACTAAACCTTTTGGTGATCCAACCAAGAATGATGATACGTTTTTACTTACCCAAGTTGGTTCATTTTGGAAAATACTTGAATCTTGTCCGTTTACTTGTCCAATATTATAAACTATACCATCAGCAAATGCCATTCTTACAAAACGAGCAGATGTTGAAAGTCTTCCACGATGTTGAACCATTGTGACAGTACATGTTGTTGGTGTAACACCTAATGGAGTTTCAACGTTTACAGTAAATGATTGATTTGCTGCAGTCGATGTACTTCCAAAAGCAGCAGTTGTAGCAGTAGCACCACCTGTTGATCCTGCTGATTTAATTAATAAACGAGAATCATTTACAAATTCAAGACTAAAGTTTGTATTATTCGTTAATCCACCAATTACCGAACCAGCAGTTGAATAAGTTGCAGTTGTTGCTCCTGATATTTTGTGGTTTTGAATGAATATTGTATTATAAAGAATATTTGTTTTATTATTTTCAACACTGAAAGATGCTGGAAAAGAACCTATATCATTTGTAAATGGTGACGTTCTTGATGTAAATCGTAAATAATTTGAATTAATAACGTTAGCTGTTACTTGAAAAGAAGCAAGATTATATGGAACAATAGTTGCTGAAGAGTTTACAAACGAAAATCTATTCGTTGTACTAAATCCAGCACCAGTAATTGCTAGTGTACAAGTTTCATTATTTGTAATTCCATGATTTGGTATATAAAATGTATTTTTTAAAGCAGTTAAATCATCTGCAAATCCGTAGTATATTTCTGAGCCAGCACCATAATTAACAGTACCACTTTCTGGATAATTAACAACGAAACCTCCAAGTGTATCTGAAGCAGTTGTTTGGAAATTAAATGGAGGATTTGAGGTTCCATATCTTCCATTATTTCTTGTATTTGCTTGAAATGTAAATCCATCGGATGAACCGTTTGTAGAAGATCCATTAGGAACTCTACCTTGGAAACCAATAATTCTATTTCCTGGACGTCCTCCTTTTCCAAAAACACTAGCAGCAAAATCAGATCCTGAATGTGCTGTGTTTAAAGCAGTTGGTACGTGATCAAGTGTTATGCTGAAAACTACACGATAGTTGGAAGTTGGATTACCGAATTTATCTCTGTTAATCGCACCAAATTGATATTGAACGTCCATAAAGTAGTTTGCACCTGATATAAAGAAACATCTTGTTACGTCTGTATTTGGAAATTCATTTCCTGGTGACGCACCTTTAGCACCAAGAGAATAACCAATATTTCCTGATCCTAAATTTAAATAATTTCGTGCTATGTAAGTGATGTTAATTGGACTACCAGCAGTGTTTGCTCCTTCGAAAAATAATTGATGAATTATTCCTTGAGTTGGAACACGAGATGCTCCCATTATATTTGATAAGTTCCATGTAAATCCATTTGTGTTTGTGTTATTGATGAAACCTACATCAAAGTTTCCTTGAGAACCAGTAGTTACGTTTCTTGTAAAGAAAGCAGTGAATCTTGTAGTATCTTTTCTTCTTTCAACTTTATAAACTAATGTTAATCTAGGATGACCTCTTGTTGTATTAATTGCTGTAAGATTTACAAAAGAACTAAGTGTACCATAATCATTTGCTAATTTAATTGTATTTGCATTTACAACAGAAACATAATAAACCATTCCATCTGTCATTCCACCATTTACTGTAGGGCTTGAATCATCACCACGAATAGCATCGTTAAAAAGAACTGCTGAATTCGCAGTTAATCCATGACTTGTCCAAGTAATTTCATCTAGAGCTGCATCTACATCTGAAGTTTGTAAATATTTGACATAAGTTGTTTGCCAATCCCATGTTATAACTGGACGATCAAATTGAAGGTCAGCTGCTCCAACAGAAGCAGTTCCATTTACGTTGTTTATAACAGTAATAGTTGGTGATGAATCGATGAAAGGACGACCATCTGGAGCAGTTCCTGTAGGATCTGCAATTGATAATTCTTTAGGACCAACTGTTTGTCTTAGGTAAACTTTTGTTCCAATTTTAAGACCATGTGGTTCTAATGTTCTTACAGTTATAGTTGAAGGAGATTGTCCATCTGTTTGAATTGGAGAAACTGGATTTCCAGTAGCAGGATCAAGTGCATTTAAATCTAAGATTAAATTTGATCCTTCAAAAAACTTAGCAGGAATAACTGATGAATATGAACCAGCTACGTTTTCTGTAACGATTGCTGCTTGATCTATTTCATAGAAAAATTCTAAATTGTTTACAACTCCAGTAACTAAGAATGCTCCTTCACAAGAAATATTATTAACACCTGTGACTTGAATAGCATTTCCTATGGATTGGTTGTGTGGAAGTGTAAAAACACATCTTACTTGTTTTGAATTTATTGTTGTATTAATTGATACTAATCCTTCAAGAGTTAAGTCTCCTGATGAAGAAAAGATTGTAGGAATATTTAAAACTGTTTGAAGTGTTTCCCATTTTGTAGACTGAGAACCATATTCAAAGTCGGTGTCGATTAAGTTTTCTGGATTTGATACACGAAGTTTATTAACTGGATCGAGCATGGCTTCTTCGAATCCAACACGAGCAAATTCTTCTTCTATAAAAATTTGTAATTTAGAGTCTGATGTTACAGTTCCAGAAGCTGCAGAAGCAAAATTAACAGAAAGAACTAATCTAGTTGTGTCTGTTGCTGTTGAATAAGTGCATGAAGTAGCACCAACTGTTGGGTCTGCAAAGTTGTAGATAATTATATTTTTTGTTGGTGTTACGTTTGTAATTAATAGAATTCTTTCAAGTGGAATATTACCATTAAGAAATATTGCATTTTGTGGTACATCTATATCATATGCGAAGAATAGTTTTTTTGCCATTTCGTGTTTCCTTTAGAATTTATTTATTTATCAGTTATTACATATCGTGGCTTTAGATTATCACTTTTATTGTATATTCCAACAGGTGCCGTGATTAGATACATTCCTTTTCCAGTGAAAATTATATCTTTATCATAGATATCCAAACCAACAGGACGATATTTTTCGATAGTTTTACCATTTATATTTATATTATCATCTAATGAAATAAATCTATAAAAAATGGTATTTTTGTTTATTTTAAAAGTTTCAGATGTACTATTCAGTATATTTGAATAACCATCCCACACTAATTTATCAAGCGGATCTGAAACACAGTAAAATATACTTTTTTCAGATACAGTCTTTAATCTTACATGAGTTTTACTCGCTGTTTTGAGTATTTCCTCATCTGAAGGAATAGGATTACCGAAATAATCTTTTCGGTTACCATATCCTTTCATAATATTGGAATAATGAAATCTAAAATTAGGACCCATTACTCCTAAATCTTGTTTTGTATCCCAATCTCTAATTGAAACTAAGCCTTCTTTTAAAACTGTAAGAGTGCAGAGTTCTACGTTTGGAATACCAATCCATCCTTCTTTATCTTTAAAACCTATTGCTTTTTGAAGGACTAAATTCTCTTTACGATTACTAAAAACTATTTCCCATTGCCATTCATCACTCGATTTAAATCTCATAATATAAAAGGAGTATTATCCTCCAAGAGCAATAGATAATGCTGTTGAAATTTCACTAGGTTCAACAGTTTGCCATTTATTTCCATTATACACTTCGTATTTACCTAATGTGGTATTAAATCTCGCATCTCCAGTTGTTGGAAAAATCGAACGATTATTAGTAGTATCTGCTACTAAGCCTGTTGCTTTACCTTTTAGTTTAAGGTCGTCTTGTATAGAGTTCGAAAGAATTTTGCTAATAGGCATTTATATCCCTTATTTAGTATTTTTAAACATTTGCAATATATGTTAAAGTAGCTAATATTTCACTTGTTGCTGTTAAATTTGCTACTGTTGCATTCGTTAATCCATTACTAGTAATTTGTAATGTTAAGGTATTTGGTATCGTTATAACGTATGGATTAGTCATACCAGTCATATTCGTAGTTAAAATATTTGAATATTCATTAACTACGTTATCAGTATTATTTATAGTATATGGTAAAGAACCAATCTTAATAATTCCAGAATTACCTACTCCTAATGTGTTTACAACAAGACGGACACTTATATGAACTAATCTTCCAATTTTAATAAATTTTCCTGTTGTAATTGAAAGCCCTATCGGTGTTGCACCTACTGTTGCTGGAACAAGTGTAGGTGAAAAATCACCTTCTTTATATTCATCAAGTGTATTCGCATCTACACTTGGATTTGCTGCTCCCGGGAATGTTATATTACCATTTGAATTAATTACACTATTAAATGAAACTGCACCAGTATATGATTGAAGACTTCCTGATGTCGGATTGTGTGGTGTAAATCCAATATTCGCAATCGCTGTACCCGCAGCAAG